TAAAGATTTAATGGTACATATTGAAGCAAGTAGTTTAAATTATGCAATGGTGAAATTTGCAACTCACTACCATTTAATTGATGAAGTGTATGAGATTGCAAGGGTGTCCTAAAATGGCACATAACGGCATCAAGCTAAGCCCTCGTTTTAATGGGGCTTAGGTTGTGTTAGGTATCAGTATTTTTAAACAGAAGGGGAGGCAAATGAAATATAAACTACAAATAGAAAAACTAAAACAATTAAAAATGGATAACACTGAAAAAGCATTGCAGATACTAAAAGCTGCTGAAATTAAAGAAAGTGATTTTAAATCAGAATCAATTTACAATACTATTGTTGGCAATATAATTATGTTGCTTTTAGAACAAGATAAAATGAAAATTGCTTTATATCAAAGGAGTGAGGCTATAACAGATTTAGAAAAAGAAAACGAAGATTTAGTCAGCCAAGTTGATGACCTACAAACCGACTTACATTTAACAGAATCTCAATTGCGTTCTAAAAAAATAGATATTGAATTGCTAAAAGACAGAATTAGCGTATTGGAAAAAATACTTTTACCACACCAAGAACTTACACAATGGATTGAAGAAGAAATTAGCGATGAAAAAGATAATGTAGTAGAACCATCGCACGATTTTATAAATATCCTATTTGAAAAAGTACATAAATTAAATCACGACTAATGAGTAACACTACACACAGGCGGGAAGGGTTTAAAAATATTGTACCTAACGGTTGGTGCTTTATTTAGTGCCGACTTAACAGATAAAATTTAATTGAAACACAAATGAAAAATAAAAAGACAAAAGTAAAATCGAAGCCGAAAACTAAGGCATTGAATAAAGCACTTGTTAGCAGTAGTGCCTATGTGCGTTACCGCTACTCAGGTAAATCTTCTTCAATATTTTGGGATATAGTAAATTCATTACCAAAAGATGCAGACAGACAAGAGATGTATGCTTTAGGATGCGTTTTGCAAAATGTTGAAGAAGATGTGTTGAGAACACTAAGGAATATTAACAGCAAGTATGTGCGTGGCAAATAGGCATTACTGCTAACTATTATATGTAAACTACCATTTAAACTAACAGCAAAATCAATACTCTTTAATTAAAAAATCGAAAATATGAATTTAGAAAAGTGGATAAATAGATATAAAACTGATTGTGCTTTAAAGTATAATAGTGATGCAACCAAAGAAAATTACACTTCTGGAGTTAAATCTTTTCTTATAAAATTCGATAAATATTCTGAGCCTAAAGAAATACCGACTCAGGAAATTAAAGAGTATTTATTGACTTTTAAAACGATAAATACACGAAAGCATAACCTTTGCTCTATTAAATCTTTCTATAAATTAACTGTAGGTATGCCAAGCAAGATTGATAAGATTCCTTATCCTAAGTCTGATAAGAAACTACCTATCGTTCTTTCTGTAAACGAAATTCAAAGAATGTTTAATGTCTGCCAAAATAAGAAGCATAAAGCAATTTTAGCTTTACTGTACTCTTGTGGATTACGTGTATCGGAACTTATAAATTTGAAATGGAAAGATATTGATAGAAGTAGAATGGTAATTAATATAATCCAAGCTAAGGGAAATAAGGATAGGCAAGTCCCATTATCTCAAGATTTGATTAATGTATTAGAAAGTTACTGGAATGAGTACAAGTCCGCCGAGTATGTTTTTAATGGACAAAAATCACTGCAATACACAGATAGAAGTGTAGGAGAAGTAATTAAACAGTTGGCAGATAAAGCAGGAATATGTAATAAAAGGGTTTACACACACCTTATGCGTCATTGCAGCTTTACGCACATGGTTGAGAACGGAACTGATATTTCGCTTATCCAAAGACTCGCTGGACATTCTAGTGTAAAAACGACTAATATCTACCTCCATATCAGCCATAATCACATAAGTAAAATCCAAAGTCCACTAAGTAATATTAAATTATAACTCAAACTTGAATTAAAAACATGGTAAAACTAGAAGTAATAGAAGAAGGAGATTTATTCCTATATAATTTCACTTTGGCAGGCGGATCAAAGAAGCAGCAGAAATACACTAAAGCTACACATGAAGCTATTAAAAGTTATTTTAGTAAGCCTAAGAAGGAGAAAAAGAAGCCTGCTCCTGCTCCAAAAATAGAAGATGTAAGAGAATACTTTAAATCAAAAGGATATACTTTAGAATCTGCGAATAAGTTTTTTGAATATTATTCTACAATGGAATGGAAAGGGGCTAATGGTTCACCTGTATTGAATTGGAAAGGAAAGGCGCTATCAGTTTGGTTTGTTGACAAGAATAAAGTGCAAGAAAAAATAGAACAAACATCTAGTTTTTTCAGAAGTTAATTGTATATTTGCATCACTCATTCACTAAAAAGAAATTAAAAAAATCCAGTTGCTTACATTGCCAAATGCTAATACTTAGCGAGTGGATGAGTCTTTGTAGGCGCTGGTATTTTAATTATGGAACATAAAGAAAAAGAAATTTGGAAAGACATTGAAGGATTTGAAGGTAGATATGCTGTATCTACTTTCGGAAATGTAAAATCACTAAAATTCGCAGGTAGATTTGGAGAAAGAAATTTAAAACCAGGAATAGGTACAACGAAATATTATTTAGTATCCTTGGTTAAAGATAAAAATGGACATACTAAAAAAGTACATAGGCTTGTTGCTATTGCTTTTATTCCTAACCATAAGAATAAACCTCAAGTTAACCATAAAGATGGAGATAAATTAAATAATCATATTTCTAATTTAGAATGGGCTACTAATCAAGAAAATTGTCAACACGCATTTGATACAGGGTTAAATAAGATACATCCTCATCAAATAGATTTATTAATAAGTAGAACCATAAAAAGATGTTCTATGAAAGTAATTAATACATCAGACGGTAAGATTTATGATTCTATAAAAATAGCTGCTAAAGAAAACAATATAGGGTATAGCGCACTTAAAAGAAAGCTACAAGGAGTTACAAAAAATAACACAACGTTTATATACCATAAGTAATGACATTAAAAGAAAAAGAAAGAGCTGTACTTAATTTATACGCAGATAACGAAAACCTATTTGAGACTTGTCATCATTTAATATTTGAAGAGTTATGGTCCACAAACTTTAACAAGGTTAAGTATAAAATTATAAAACACAACCACGATAAAGGAAGGAAGTCAGATGTTTATCTACTTTCTAATATGTTAATTAAGTCTGGTTGTAACAAGAAAGAGATTGGATTAGAAGTTTCGGAACCAAACTACGCTATTGCCAAAAACGTATCAGAATATGTAAATGATATATTCGATGAGTACACTAAGAGAAAAATGCTACCTATACTTCATAGCGTTCACTCAGAGCTTAGTAATGAGATAACTGATGTAAATAGTTCTATTGAAGATTTAAAGTCAATAGTGTCAGACATTGAGAGTATTAAGAATAATTTATCAGTAGAAAGGCACGTTGAAGATATTTTTGATGAAGCTTTTGAAGAGTTAATGGAAGCGCAGAATAGTAAATCTGAAACAATCGGACACTCTTATGGTATAAAAGACTTAAATAAAATTACATCAGGAGCCAAGCAGGAAGTTATTGTTGTTGGAGCAAGACCTGGAATGGGAAAGACTAGCTTAATTATCAATATAACCAAACATATCGCAGTTGATAAAGGAGAGCCTTTGATTATATTTTCTTTAGAGATGCCTGCCAAACAGCTAATGAAAAATATTTGGGCCAACTGCCTAGAGATTAATAGTTGGCAAATTAGAAGCGGCAATGTATCTGATGAAGATTTAATCAGAATTAAGAAACTAAGAGATAAAATTAAAAGAAACCTAGTTATTGACGATACTCCTGGTATTACTTGGCAATATATGAGAACTAAGATAAGAAAGGTTCGTAAGCAATTAGGTATTCCATTAAGTACACTTATGACTGTAATGATTGACTATTTACAGTTAATGAAGAATACAAAAGAAGAAACGGTTGGAAAATCTAAAGAAGAACAAGTTGGAGATAGATGTAATGGGCTACTAGAGACTTCTAAAACAGAGAATTGTTGCATGATTGAATTATCTCAGCTATCGAGAGATGTAGAGAAGAGAAATCCGCCATATCCTTTAATGTCTGATTTAAAAGACTCTGGAGCTATTGAGGCCAACGCAGTACAAATTTGGTTACTTTACAGGGCAGATTACTACAATTCTGATGCAACAGATCCAAAAACAGGAATGGATTTGCGCGGACTATGTGAAATTAATGTGGCTAAAAACCGATACGGAAGCACAGGGAAGGTTTATGTAAGATTTGAAGGTAAATACTCAGCATTTAAAGATTTTGATATTAATGAAGTTAATGGATTAGTAACAGGAAGTAGCAATGGAGATGAGTTCTAAAGTAGATTTTAAATCAGAAATAGGATTAGCTTTATCGGCTATATGCCTAAAAGAGTTCTATAACCTTTACGATAATGAAGGTTGTGGGATAATAACAAATACACACTCAGGAGCCATGCTTTACGATTTACTTAAATGGGCTGGAAATGATATGTCTATTGATGAAAATATCAAGAAAGAAGTATTAGATAATTGTAAATCAGACTACTTAGTCATCCAAGATAAGAGTATTAAAGATAAAGATAAGCATAAGAAGATATACCAAGACTACTGTAAATGTAAGATGGCGGAGATATGGCTTAATATTAAAGCAGACTTAGATAAAAGAGTGTTCCCTGATGAGATACCTATTCCTAAATTAGATGCTCAATACCATAAGTTTAGGCTTAATAGAGAAGAATAAAAAATAATTTGAATAAATAATCAATTTTTTGTAACCTTATTTATTTTTATACGTTTAACTATTAAAATTACACATTATGAATACATATTATAATCCTTGGTATTATTACAACGCTGGAGTTTTAGTTAAGAATAAGAAGCCTTGCATTCCAGGAAGTCAAGTTCATATATCCGATATGGAAGGTTGCTTTACTGTATTGGATGTAAAAATAGATCACTTTGTGGTTATGAAGAAGAAAAAAGAAGTTAAGATACCTTGGGACAGATTTATCTGTTTAAAAGGAGACGGAACTAGCCTTGAGGCTCAAACTAAAAGAGGATTAAAAAGTGCTTTATATCAAATAGAATCCGCGCAATATAATTCAGCTATGTTAGCTAAAGAATTAACTAATTTTCTAAAATCACTAAAAAAATAAACCATGGCAAAGAAAGAAAAAGTAACACTACAAGAATTGATAGTACAAACTCCTGAGTTAAAGTCATCTCTTCTTAAATTCGAGAATGTAAAATTACAACTCGACAAAGCGGCTGAAACCTGCCTACAAATCAAAGTAACTGATGAGAACAGTCTAGCTGTTTGTGAGAATCAAATGGGTAAAGTGAACGAACTTATCAAAGCAGTAGAGTCTGTTAGAGTAGCTGAAAAGAAACCACACTTCGAGAGAGGTAAGGCTGTTGATGCGGCGGCGGCTTATGTGTCTGAATCTTCAGAAGAAGCATTAAAGCATCTTAAAGATGAAAAGATTGCTTGGATTAGATTAAAAGACGCTGAAAGAAAAGCTAAAGAAGAAGAGTTAGCGGCTATGGCAGAAATGGGTATTGAACAAGTAATTGAAGAAGCTCCTATTGAAGTAGAAGTTATATCTAAAGTAAGGAGACCCTGGACCTATGAAATAGTAGATATTAACTCAGTTCCTAAAGAGTTCTTAATGGTAGACGAGAGTAAAGTAAAAGAGTATTTAAAAGCTAATTCTGAGTCATTAGAAGATGGTAAAATAGTAAATGGTATTAAGTATTACAAAGATTTAAAAGTAACCGTGTAATGCTAAACGCTCAACTAATACATAAACTAAAAGATAAGCATCCTAAGTACACTGAGGAACAGATAAGACTTGTTATTATGCGACACGTTGGCGCTATGAATATCATGTTTTCTAAATCTGAGACGTTCAAAATAACTATTAATAAATTAGGAACTATCCACACACACGGAAATGCAGTAAGCAGAGCTAAGATAGTAGATAGAAAGTACCACAGGAAGAATATGAATAAGTTAAGTAATTTCACAGATAAAACATTATTATTTTAAATTCCTTGCATATTTTAATCAAAGTATGTAACTTTATATCAAAATTAAACGTATAAATTAATTATAAACCATAAAAACAAAAACAAATGTCAAGAAGTAATCCAACAGAAAAATTAACAAATCCCGCTAAACGTTTTTACGAGTACTCAGGAGACAAAGGTCAATTCTTTTATTTCGATAAAGAAAAAGGAGAAAAAGGCGAGAAGGTATTTATGAAGATGCCATTCAACTTTCTAGTATTAGACACACTAAGTACTTGTAAAGGTTTTGATGATAACCTTCAAATGGGATATTACTCAAACGAAGTAAGAAGTACTAAGACTGATACTATTACAGTTCGTAATAAGAAAGGAATCGTATTCTCTGGCTTATATGAAGCGGCTAAAGAGAAATTAGGAACAAAAGGATTAAAGTATTATCAATCAGTTTACATTGGGCAGAAAGAAGCGGATGGATTAGGATTATATAATATCCAATTAGGAGGATCAGGATTATCTGCTTTCATTGAGTTCTGTAAAGAAAATAACGTAAATAATATCGCTGTATCGGTTAAAGAAGTAGTTGAAAAGAAAAAAGGCAAAACAGTTTACTTTGAACCAATTTACACGGCGGTAAAAGTATCTGATAAAGCTAACGCAGAGGCGGTGGAACTAGATAAAGAATTACAAGAATACTTATCTGCTTATTTAGCTAAAAACGCATCGGCGGCACCTGCTGAAGTTATAGAAGAAAATCAAGATAATGGATTGAATACTAAGAAATCAGCTCCTAAGTCAGAAGTTAAGATTGAAGCTGAAAAAGATATTGTTTTCAATCCAGCAGATGAAGACGATGATGAAGCGTTCTAATTTAATCTATCCGTTCTAAAGGCGGAAACACTTTGCGAGGGCTAACTCGTTTACTAGTGTAGATTTGATAGCAAGTAGCCCGAAACATATTTTAACCGAAACGAGTTGGCTGCTTGTAAAAACCATAGATAAATTAGAATGGCAAATATTACCATAAAACATTTCGGACGCGTCCTTCCAAACGGAAACATTAGTTTTTACAATGTAGAACTTTGGCAAGAGCAAAGAGAATCCTTAGCAGGAAAAGAGTTTGAGTTAACTATTAAAGATCGCCATAAACGTCCTAGTGTATCTCAATTTGGATATTACTGGGGGGCTATACTAAAGACTTGTTTACAGAATGAATCTTTTAGTCACTATACTACAGTTGAGGAATTACATAAAGAAGTCATGGCTCCAATGTTCCTATGCTATCAAGTAAGAGTAGTAGTAGGTAAAAAGAAGTATGATAAACACATGGTTAAGAGTTTAACAGAGTTGAATAAGAAAGAAACATCTGAATTTATAGACAATGTCCTCAATTTTGTGGCTCAAGAAGGGGTGATAGTATTATCTCCTGAGTCTTATACAGACCGATATTACAGAGAAATAACAGTAAAAGAATAGATATGAAAGAAGTAAAAACATACGAAAACTTAAAGGAATTTGCTGAGAACTTTATAAAAAAGTGCGAGATTATTCCTGAAAATTTAGTTTTAGAGATAAAATTATCTTACGACAACTATTGTAAGTTGATGACAGGAATACCTTATGTTCAGTACAATCAATATGAAGTAATAGCGAGTAGTGATTCATTTACTTTAAAATACGCTATGTTAACATTTAAAATAACCATAAAACAATAAACATGAAACCAACAGCATCAATCGCTAAAGAAGCAAAAACAAAAGACGGAAGAAACATAATTGTTACTATTGATACTTTCAAAGAACCAATAGGGAGAAACGCCGATGGAGAATTTTTTAACCTCCAAACATTTGTTGATCGTAAAACTAAATTAGAAATCGGAAGACTTACTTTTCCTAAAACTACAAATGATTTACTAGAGAAACAATTAGATATAGCTATTAACAACATAGATGAATACCTAGATGTCATTAGTAAAGGATAGTAAAGTCTTAAAAAAGCATATCCACGATAGGCTGAAAGAGTTATATCCGTCCAATGTAGGATTTGGATTTAAGAACTCGGCGGTTGTGTTAGATGCTTCTGAAAGACGATTCAAGATAGCTCCAGAGCAGTTATCAAGATACTTTAGTGATAAGCCTCAAAAGAATACACTAAGTGAAGCTCAGATTATATGGTTAGCAGTAAGATATGGTATTAATATACAATTACTTGTTACTTCTCCTAAATTTGATGAAGCAGAGGCTCTTAAAAAACTTAAATTAATATTTGGATAATGGCTAAGAAACTAGGTTTTACAATAGAGAGATTAGAAGCTATGGGACTTACTCGTAACGAAGATGGAACTTATAGTAAAAAGAAAGCTGCATCTGTTAGTGGAATTGAAGTAAAAGAACCTATCTCTATTGTCCGACAAAAGGTAAATGATAGTCCTGATTTTGAACATAAGATAAATACTGAGTGGTTTATTACTTACAACGTTCCATCTAAAAAGAATAGCCGAATAAACTTTGTTAGAAATGGAAAGCAGATTAGTTTACCTAGTGCAAATCATAAGAAGTATAAAGATGTGACTAAAATGCAATACAATATCTTTGGAATTGAATTTAGGAATGCTATTGAACATTATGGATTAAAACCACCATTTAAAGTTGAATTTACATTTGTAAGGGGAAGCAAGCATAGGTTTGATTATTGTAATGCGGCTCAAACTTGCGAAGATTTATTCACTGAAAATAATTGGATTGAAGATGATTCTGCGGATTTTCTGATTCCATCTTTTAAGCCATATCAATACGATAAAAATAATCCAGGAGTTCACATTAAACTTTTAAAATAATATGTTTCAACCACATCACGGAATTTGCGTAAAATGCGATAAAGAAGGTATTATAGCTGTTAAAAAAGGCTATTGTCAAAGATGTAATTACGAACTTAAACAAGCTAAAAAGAAATCGGAAGGTAAATCAGTAGCTAAAAAACAAGTATTTAAAGCTACAGGAGAAAAAGATGTATTCCAAGTTATATTAGATTCATTTGAGGATAATCCTATTACTTGCTTTGTGTGCGGAAAAAGACTTAGCCTTGTGACTCATTCAAACTTTGCTCATATACTCAGAAAAGGCAGGTATGAGAGATTTAGACTTAATCTTGATAATATCAGAATAATGTGTTATAATATACAAGGAACTGGGTGTCATAGTATTTTCGATAACAATCCGCGAAGTGAAATAATCAATAAACCTGAGTGGCAGAAAGTATTTGAATTAGAAGATAGATTAAAACAAGAATATAATTCAAAAATGAATTAAAAATGTAACCTTTTGAATTAATATTCGTACAAATACTTAAATCAAAACTAAACATCATGAATAACGTTGGTCTTATAATAAAAAACTCTTACTGTAATGGATTCTTTGGAAGAAGATCTGATCTTTGTGATTCAGTTATAGAATCAGAAGGTAAAGATTGGGTTGTGATAAGGATAAATGAGCAAGAGTGCGAATTTGCATTTTTTAAACATGGAGATAAGCAAGAATGTATTGATAGTTGGTGTGAAGAATTTGAATAATAACTAAAACCAAATAAACATGAAACAAACAATCGAAAAAGTAGTACAATGGGCTAAGGATAAAGACCTATTGAAAAAAGAAAATTCATTTGCACAAATGGCAAAGGTAACCGAGGAAGTAGGAGAAGTAGCATCTGCTTTATTGAAGAAGAATACCCCTAAATTAATTGATGGCATAGGTGATGTAATGGTTACTTTAATTATACTCGCAGAGCAGAATCAATTAAGAATAGAAGACTGTTTAGAAGCTGCATGGGTAGAAATATCTAATAGAAGTGGAAAGACTGTAGACGGTACATTTATCAAAGATTAGTTTAAACAATTAAAATGATTGATTAATTTGTAACCTTTTGCATCAAGTATCGTATAAACTTTAAATCAAAAACAAATAATTATGAAACACTTATTAATTTTAGTCCTATTTGTAGGATGTCAAAAGAAAACTACTGCTCCAAGCAGCACAACACAAACAACAACTTCAAAAGTATATTGTTGGTATCAAATGGGTTTCAACAACTCTTTTATATTCTACAAATGCACCTCAACGGATGCAGAATATCAAGCCACTTCAAACTATGGAGCAACTAATCAAATGAACCTAACTGTTATAGAAAAAAACAGTTGCAATGAATGTCAATAATGATAAACATA